CAATGCTTGAGTATCGCTTTGAGAATGGTAAGATAACACAAGAAGCTATCAAGTATGCTAGTGGTAAGGTGGTTGTTAAGTATGCAGATAAACGCAAGAAAGACAAGGTGACTGACGGTGGCTACTAAGTGGAACGAAAGAAAGCACGAGTCAGCGACAAGTGTTAGAGGTAAGAAGACAAGTCAAGGTAAGCGTAATGTTGGCTTCGCTACCATGAACAAAAGAACTAAAGCCAACTATAAAAAATACAGGGGGCAAGGTAAATGAAACAAATTTTAAGTCTTATACAAGAGCTAGATAATATACAGCTTAGACAATTAAAAAATGAGATTGATATGCAGATAATTAATAATGCATATGATTATCCCGAAGATAATTTTAGAAAGATAGATGTTAAACTTGACAGCATGAATGAGAAGTTAGATAATTATCTTGAGGAAAGAGCATGAACATATTTTATTTTTACGATAGTCCAATCAAATCAGCAGAGGCACAGCCTGACAAGATGCTAGTCAAGATGCCGTTGGAAACAGCACAAATGCTATGCACTGCACATAGAGTGTTAGACGGTGACGAGTACGCTGATAGTGTTGGACTTTACAAAGAGGCATACAAGAACCATCCATGCACGATATGGGCTAGAGAATCTAGTGCTAATTATTGGTGGTTGTATAAGCATTTCTTAGCACTTGGGTGGGAGTATACCTATCGCTACGATAGACAACATGCTAGTCTTACCAAGCTTGGTAGATTTTTATACAAGATACCAACCAACATATTCAGAGGTGAAATGACACCAGTTGCACAAGCTATGCCGGAGGAATACAAACATGAGGACCCTATTGTCGCTTATCGTAACTATTGCATTAACGAAAAGCATTACGCCAAGTGGGAACGAAATCGTAGTAAGCCTGATTGGTGGACTACACAACACAAGGAGGTTGCATGAAACTAAGACTACTAGAAAACGCTAGACTACACCTACGAGGAAACATTGCCAAGCATGTTGCTAATGTAGAGGTATTACTAGAACAACCAACAGGAGTTGCAGAACATCCTGATATCATTGAAACAATTGAAAAAGAATTAGCATTCATAGCTGAGTATGATGACAAGCTAGAGATGCTTACTAAATATTTTTAAAAAGTGCTTGACTTTGATGACAGTCGGTGGTATAATACGCACTTATTAAATGAATTACTTAGCTGAAAGAGAACAATTTCTTACTCAAGAATTATCGAGAGATGAGTTTCGCAGATTTGTAGACTACATGAATGCCAATGAATTTCGTGTTGGTTATATGGTAGAAAAATTAGATGAAACTTTTAAGGTGAGGCTAGATGATTCCCCAGTTGTCAATTGGTTTGACATATTGGAGGCTATAGTAATTGATGATTAGGTGTATCATGGGAATGCCCTCACTAAACAATACCTTCCTTTAACTCATGGTATCCGGCACTAGGTCGGGCAAGTTTTCGGTCTTGTGCCACCAAAACCGAATCACATTTGGAGGGCAAATGGAATTTTATTTTAAATCAGAAACACTAAACCAAGATGTCCAATGGATTTGGACGGACATGGAAAAGGCTTATTGGCAAACTTGGATACCCAAGAAGTCGAATCTAAAAATCTTATCCAAGCTATCTAAAGATGAAATGCAAATTGCAAAAGACGAGTTATGGGATAACTTGCAAGACAGCATTCAATACGTTAGAGATCAAATTAATTTTAAAAAGAGACAGAAAAGACTTGCAAAGAAGTCTTAACTGTGGTATAATCTATGCACTTAATAACTCAATACGGAGGAAAATATGTTTGAGTATGTAAAAGGCAAGGCTATGTGGGCTAACATCACATCGCCTAATACGAGGTTTCAACCTCACAAATATGGTTTGACAGTTCTTACTGATCAAGAGACTGCCGATAAGCTAGAAGGTTTAGGGTTGTCTCAAGTCAGAGCAAGAACCGGAGAACTTAAATACGAAGAACCTGCTTTTACTTTTTCAAGGAGAGCAGAGAGAAACGATGGTACTTCTAACGATGCACCTAAACTTCTTGACTCTGATGGTAACGCATTGGATTCATTAGTTGGTAATGGTTCAGAGGTTACTGTTAAAATTAAACCTTATAAGAATAACTACGGTAGCTTTGCTGAGTTGATTGCTGTAAAGGTAGACAACTTGGTTGAGTATTCCGAGGCTGATTCTGATAACGAGGAGTTTTAATGATTGTCACAATTAAAAATGATGATGGTGAAACTCTTTTTGACATCACTAAAATTGGTGATGAATTAAAAAGACAAGAAGCCGGAGTCATAGTACAAAAAGTAGGTACGCTTGGTACCACCATCGAAGCCCTTGACTTTGCATCAAGAACTCATAGAGCTAACTTAGAAAAGCTTCTTGAGACTTGTGATGAAGCAAAGGTAGAACCCAAGACTCCTGAAGAGGAATCTTAATTAATGGAGAGGGCTAACATGGACGATAAAACTTGGGATAAGGTACATCAACCTTGTCCTATGTGTGGCAGTAGTGATGCTGTCGGTGTTAATAAAGATGGTTCAGCAAAGTGTTTTAGCTGTGGTGAATTTATCTTTGATTACGAAGGAGCATGTAGAGGAAAGGATATGAAAACAAATAATCAACCTGAAATTAAAACACCTGATACCGTAGGTGAAGGAAGCTATATTGCTTTAACTGATAGAGGTATTTCTAAGGAAACTGCACAGAAGTACGGAGTTAAAGCGGTACAGAATCTAAAGGGAGAAGTTATCAAACACTTCTACCCTTACTACAACGGACACGAGTTAGGTGCAACCAAGATCAGAAACAGTGTCACCAAAGACTTCTTTATTCAAGGAGGCTATAATGGTACTGGATTATTTGGTCAACAACTTTTCAAGAGTGGTAAGTATATTACTATCACTGAAGGAGAGTGCGATGCAATGGCAGCTTATGAACTACTAGGTAGTAAGTGGGCTGTTGTTTCTATCAAGCGTGGTGCTCAAGGAGCAGTCACGGACATCAAGGAAAGTTTAGAGTTCTTTGACGACTTTGAAAACGTTATCATTGCTTTTGATAACGACAAGGCAGGGAAAGATGCAGCGGTTAAAGTTGCAAGATTATTCAAGCCCGGCAAAGCAAAGGTACTCAGCTTTCCTAACGGATGGAAAGATGCTAACGATATGCTCAAGAGCAACAAGCATAAAGAGTTTGTTGAAGCTTGGTGGTCTGCAAAAGTCTATACACCTTCCGGTGTTATCAACATCACGGAGCAACGTGCTAAGTTCCATGACAGAGAGAAGAAAGAATCAGTTCCTTATCCTTACGAGGGATTGAACAAGAAACTTTATGGCATGAGACAGGGTGAGTTGGTGACATTGACAGGCGGTACAGGTCTTGGTAAGTCAAGTGTGACTAGAGAGATAGAACATTGGCTTATCAAAGAAACCACAGACAACGTTGGTATCATAGCACTTGAAGAAGATTGGAGAAGAACTGTTGATGGTATTCTTTCTATTGAAGCTAACGCTAGATTATATATCGATCACATCAGAGAAAACTTTTCAACGGAAGAGTTGGATAAGTTCTTTGATATTTTGTATGATGGTGATAATAAAAACAGAGTATGGATTCATTCACACTTTGGCACCAACGACATTGATGATATCTTTAGTAAGCTACGCTTTATGATTATCGGTTGCGATTGCAAGTGGGTGGTTGTTGATCACTTACACATGTTAGTCTCAGCAGTTAGTGAAGGTGACGAGAGACGAGCCATTGACAATATTATGACAAGGCTTCGTAGTATCGTAGAAGAAACAGGAGCAGGAATAATCTTAGTATCTCATTTGAGACGTGTCGATGGAAACAAAGGACACGAAAACGGTATTGAGGTTAGTCTCTCTCACCTACGTGGGTCCAACAGTATTGCTCAGTTATCTGATTGTGTTATTGCACTGGAAAGAAATCAGCAATCTGACGACCCTGATGAAGCAAGGACAACGAGAATGCGTGTATTGAAATCAAGATACACAGGAGACGTTGGTATGGCATGTCGTGTGATATACGATGGAGACACAGGCAGACTTCACGAACTGTCTGATGCCGATATAACAATTGATGATAATGCAGGAGAAGCATTTTAATGGATTTAGTATTTGATATTGAGACAGATGATCTTAATGCTACCAAGGTTTGGTGTATCGTTGCACAGAACCCTGACACTGGAGAAATATTTAAGTTCCCTCCTAACAAACTAGAAGAGGGATACCAGTTTCTAACTACAGCAGATCGACTCATTGGACATAACATTGTAGGATTTGATATTCCTATGGTGCAAAAGTTTGGTGGAGTTGATTTATCAAAGAAAGATATTATTGATACGCTTGTTCTATCACGATTGTTTAATCCAACACGTGAAGGTGGACACAGTCTTGAGAACTGGGGATACAAACTTAACTATAAAAAGATTGAGTTTGAGGAGTACACAGAGTACTCGCCTCAGATGCTTGAGTACTGTGTCCGAGACGTACAGTTAAATACATTAGTATTTCGTGAGCTTCGTAAAGAGTCCACAGGATTTTCAAAAGAATGTATTGCCCTTGAACACGAGACTGCACGTGTTATCAAACAACAAGAGACCAATGGTTTTAAGTTTGATTCCATGTCAGCAGAACTTTTACTTGCTGAACTACGTGAGAAGATGACAGCGATTGAAGACGAGGTACACAGAACCTTCAAACCTAAATGGGTTGACGATAAGTTGGTTACACCTTACATCAAGAAAGATGGTACACTTTCCAAACGTGGACTGACGGATGAAGAGTATGATAGATGTATTGCACAAAATAATTTTGAACCTTTCATGCGACAAACTTTACAAGAGTTTAATCTTGGTAGTCGTAAACAGATTGGAGAATACCTTACAGATTTTGGTTGGAAGCCTGATAGATTTACACCTACAGGACAACCTATCGTAGATGAAAAAACATTATCAGAGATAACTCATATACATGAAGCTAAACTCATTGCTGATTTTCTTATGTTCCAAAAGCGTATTGCTCAAGTAACCTCATGGGTTGAAGCAGTTAAAGAGGATGGACGTGTACATGGATTTGTAATCCCTAACGGTACCATTACCGGAAGAATGACACACAGAAATCCTAACATGGCACAAGTGCCCTCAGTTAATAATCCGTATGGTAAGGAATGTCGGTCTTGCTGGACGGTTGATGAGGGTAACGTGCTTGTTGGTGTTGATGCCAGTGGTCTAGAGATTAGAATGTTGGCACACTATATGGATGATGAAGAATTTACAAAGGAGATATTGGATGGAGATATACACACAGCTAATCAAAGAGCTGCACAACTTGAATCAAGAAATCAGGCGAAGACATTCATCTATGCCCTCATGTACGGAGCAGGAGATGAAAAGCTTGGCAAAGTGGTTGGAGGAAATACAAAAGATGGTCGCAGAGCTAGAGAACATTTCTTCGATAATAAACCTTCATTTAAATCTCTTAGAGACAGAGTTCAAAGAGCAGCAAATAAAAAATTCCTCAAAGGTTTAGATGGTAGAAAGCTTTACATCAGAAACAATCATGCTGCACTGAATACTTTATTACAGGGTGCAGGTGCTATTGTTATGAAGAAAGCATTGGTCATACTTGCCAATCGTTTAGAACTTAGTATGACACCTTTCAAGTTTGTCGCCAACATCCACGATGAGTGGCAAATAGAAGTAACCGAATGCCGAGCCAATAAGGTTGGTACTTTAGCAGTACAAAGTATTATTGATGCCGGTAATCATTTTAATCTTAGATGTCCGCTTGATGGAGAGTTTAAGATAGGGAGAAACTGGAGTGAAACACACTAATCAACCTACACTTTTTCCTGACGATCACGATGAATTGTTTTTTGAAGATGGTAAGATATGTATTAAGTGTGATAAGAAACTTCCACTTACTGCATTCAGCCCAGCATCAGGAGGAAACTTTTTAAGACCTGAATGTAAATCTTGTAACAATCATCTTAGCAAAGCTAGAAAAGCATTAAAAGAAAAATATGGAATGCCACAAGAAGATAATTATACTTGTCCAATATGTCTTGGAACAGCAGATAAAGTAAATGGATTAGGTGGTAAAAAATTAGGAGCTTGGGTTATCGATCATTGCCATGAGACAGAATCCTTTAGGGGTTGGTTATGTCATACTTGTAATAGATGTCTAGGCGGGTTCAAAGATAGCACTGATATTTTACAAAGAGCTATACAATATTTAAAAAAGCATGAAGAAAAAAACAAAAACTATTGACACTTTAGTCCAAGACATATATAATAAAATTAGTGTACTTGGAAAAGGTGAGCACATTGATCTAGACAAGGACACAATTGAACAGTTTGGAGAATCCATGAAAGAGATTCTCTATAAGTGGTCACACCCTGAACCACGTGGCAACGCCAAACTCCGTATGTCTAACATAGGTAGGAAGTCACGTCAACTGTGGTTCGATACAAGAGCAGAGGACACTCAATCAGAGAACATACCTGCTCATGTCTTTATAAAATTTCTCTACGGGCATTTGCTTGAGGAGATTGTTTTGTTTCTGATAAGACTGTCCGGTCATACAGTAACTAACGAACAAAAAGAAGTTAAAGTCAATGGCATCAAAGGTCACATGGATTGTGTGATTGATGGTGAAGTTGTCGATATTAAAACTGCATCAAGTTATGCCTTCAAAAAATTTAAAGATGGCACACTAGCAGAACAAGATACGTTTGGTTATCTTGCACAATTAGCAGGATACGAAGCAGCAGAGGGTACCAATAACGGTGGATTCTTAGCACTTAATAAAGAGTCGGGTGAGCTAACGCTTTACAGACCTGATGATTTTGATAAACCAAATATTAAGAAAAGAATTACTGAGATTAAAAAGCTTGTAAAGCTTGACACACCACCTGAACTTTGTTATAATCCTATACCTGATGGTAAGTCAGGCAACATGAAACTACCACGTGAGTGTACGTATTGTAGGCATAAGTTTGAATGCCACAAAGATGCCAACGAGGGTAAAGGATTAAGAGTATTTAAATATTCTGATGGATTCAGATATTTAGTACAGACCCCAAACGAACCAAAGGTTATAGAGGTTACAGATGAATGGACGAAAAGCTAAAAAGCTAAGAAGAAGAAGTGAAGAACTTCTAATTGATTGGTTAAGGACTATGGTTCCGGAAGGCGAGGATACTTCAAAGATTAATAAAAATAATCTACAAGAATTTTTACCTGAACAAACCCATGTATTTGCAAACAATAAATATTTATTAAGTGCATACAGTTTACGTTGGTTTTACAAACAAGTAAAAAAGAATCCTGATTTTAAAATTTAATGCCGAGAAGAAAACCAAGAAAGGTAAGACCAAAAGATATCAAAGCACCGAAAGGCTATGATAGTTTATGGGAATACAATTTACATCAAGACTTTCTCAAAGACTGGAAACATCATTGGGATACTATTGAGTATGTTGTTAAACATAAATACGAAGCTGACTTTGTAAGAGAGTTTAACGGTAAGGTAATTCTGATCGAGGCTAAAGGTAGATTTTGGGATTATGCAGAGTATAGTAAATACATACATATACGAGATGCTTTACCTGACAACTATGAATTAGTATTTGTTTTTCAAAAACCTTACTCACCTATGCCGGGAGCTAAGATGAGAAAAGATAAAACAAAAAGAACCCATGCTGAGTGGGCAGAGACGAACAACTTTACTTGGTACAGTGAAGAAACATTACCGGAGGAATGGAAGAATGAGCAGAAAAATTAATTATAAATTTAATGAACATAAACTTATTCAAGAGCTTACAACTTATATCAATAATACTTATGGTGAACATTATGCATCAGATAAGTACCAAGCAACGGATGTTATCATTGATAGTGGACATGGTCAGGGCTTTGCGTTGGGTAATATAATGAAGTATGCAAAACGCTACGGTAATAAAGAAGGAAAGAACAGAAAAGACTTGATGAAAATATTACATTATGGTATAATAATGCTTTATGTTCACGACACGGAGAACAGTTAATGGTAGAAGATAAGGTTGGACCTAAAGAATATTTAGGTATAAAAATAAATTACAATAAAGAAAAACTGTTAGACAAGTTTAGTCTTGATACATTAAAAGATAGATATTTTTCAGAAGGAGAAACCCATGCCCAAGAAGCATTCGCAAGAGCCTCCGTCTTCGGAGCAACCTACAAAGGACTCACTGATTTTAAACTTGCTCAGAGACTTTATGACTATAGCTCCGATTGTTGGTTTATGTTCAGCACTCCTATTCTTAGCAACGGAGGAACCAGTCGTGGGCTTCCTATCAGCTGCTTTCTTAATTATGTACCTGACAGTCGCCATGGCTTATCTGCTCACTATGATGAGAATATATGGTTGGCGAGTTCAGGTGGAGGTATTGGTGGATACTGGGGAGATGTTCGTAGTAACG